CAACGTTATCTCCGGTGCGTGTGTCGGAAACGATACTCACGCCCTGCGATATAAGTCGATCCGTGCCCTTTAATAGTGCTTCCCCTTCCCACCACTCGCTAAAACCAAGCACGCCATTTACGTCTGTGAAATCGCACGCCGTAAACGGAACTTGCGAACCAACCGGCGACCATCCGCCGCCAAGGCCGCCGCCAGGGAAATATGAAAAGATCCGTGACGTTCCCGTCTGCGAATCACAAACAAGCTCTACAACAAGCGTTCCGTATCCCTGCAATGCCGTTCTGCCGCCCTCAGAATCGGTAATCATTTCGTTAAGAGACTTGAATGTGCCTTCAGGGCGAATGTCTACTGACCTCCAATACCAAACAGGTATTCCGACAGTAACGCGGACGGGAGCGAACGGTGGGCGGAATACCACCGCCGTTATGCGGCCGTTTCCAGGGGACGGTACATTATCAGACACCCACTTAGATTCCCAAAAGCCAACTTGCGGTCCTGTTGACTCTTTCCGTAATACATGAACTCCGCTGGACGGTGCCGCAATATATGCAAGACTTACTCTAGCACCGTTACTCAGAAGCATATGGCGAAGAAAGTTCCCTGACGAAACCGACACCTTCACGGACGTAGCATCGCAAACGCACAATCCCCCGCAGCACCCGCAGTTCTCTGCGATCTGGCCGTCCTTGACGATCAGCGAGCCGTTTTTGGTGGCGAGTGTCATTAGGTGCAGGCCGTGGTGGAGACCCAGACGAGCTGGCCGCTGGTGTTGTGCGTCAGAACTTGTTGCGTTGAGCCGCTGTAGCCGGAGATCGACTGCCAATCCCACGTGACCAGCACCCACTCGCCGGCCGTGTAGCAGAGCTGGCAGACCATCTCGCCGCTCGGCAGCAGCGAGGCCACGTAGTTCTTGGCCTCGTAGGTCACCGCCGATAGCGTGGCGTCGGTGACCGTCTTCGTGGCCCCCTTGGCCCACGAGCCCGAGAACTTCCCGCGGACCAGGGCGTCGTCTCCGGCGGCCGACTGGCGGCCCGGTGCCGCGATCGACCTGTCGCCCTTCTCGACGGCCACGACGGCGCGAGCGATCCGCTGGGCGGCCTCCGGCGTGAAGGTCACCTTCCGCCCGGATTGTCGCGGAGGCTTGGCCATTAGCTGGGCGTCCCGAATACGGAAAAGTCGGTCTCTTTGTAGAGCTTGAACGTGAGCGCGTCGGGAGCCGAGCCAGCCGCCTTAGCCACGCCGCTGGACAGTGCCACGGGGGCCTTTACGGGCTTCTTGTCAGCACCGAGCACGGCGGCCCGCTTGGTGCCAGAGGCCGATGGCGTGCCGTCGCTCGTGACGAGCTCGTTAAACCCGACATCCCACGGCTTGAAATCCCAAGTCTCCGCCCGATAGCAGAACTCCCACGTGGTCTCCCAGTAGGGATTGGTCGTGTCGTCCGAGCTCGAGGTGGCCTCCTTCTTGGTGGCGCTCTTGAACGCCACCTTCCACGTCCTGGCTGCCGAGCTGTTCCACGTCGAGCTGTTCACGGTGTTTGATTGCGATCTGGCGACCGACGACCAGGACAGGTCCGGGTAACACTTGGTCAGGTTGAGCGTGAACTCGCTCGACTCGCGCTCGGATCCCTCCAGCGGATCCATCGCGGAGTTGACGATCTCGCGGCCGTCCTTGTCTTCAAACACCGGGATCGTGATCGTCGAGCCGCTGCCCGACCAACTGTCGATCGGCATTCCGGTGGACGGGTTGGGCGTGTTGTCGGCTGGAGGGATGTAGTACCGCACCGTGATCGACCACATCATCCCGTCGCCGCTCTCCTCAGTGCAGTCAAATTCCATTGCCTTGTGGCTGGCAAAGTCCGGGTGCCCGGCACCAAACACGATGCCTGGGGCGCGAGAGATCAGCGTCCGCGGCGTGAACGGAGAATCGACACGCACGATCCACTTACGCGTGAACGTGAACGACTCGCCATATTTGCCGCTCACGCCAGTGCCGCGGGCGGTTTCCAGACAGGCCACGACTGCCATGCGTTACGCTCCCAGAATGCCAAAGGCTTCCATGTCGTCGCCCTCGGAGAGCAGTTCGTTTGTCTTCCGCTGCTCCTCGAGCTGCTGCTCGGCAATGTCAACGCCGCTGTTCCGCATCAGGCGGAACATCTCCGACATGCCTTCTTTCGAGCGGCTGTCGGTGGCCTTGAGCGATTCGGCGGAGGCTCCCGTGAACGCTGGCTCGGGTGGCAAAATGGGCTTGGGCTGTTCGGCCACACTCTTGGTCGCCGCGTCCGCCTCGGCCTTTGCTCTTGCGTCCGCCAACATCGTCGACAGCGGCCCGGCTCCCTGGAACTCGCCAACACCTCCGGCCCCGCCCGTGAGCACGTTGCCGGCGGCCGTCGCGGCCTTGCCGGCGGCTGCCTCGGACTGCCTCGCAAGATTACTGGCAGACGCTTCCATCGACTGGCCAAACTCGGCCCAGCCGGTCCCTGCCACGGAGTCCGGCAGGGCGTCCAGAATCATCGCACCCTTTGCAATGGCGTTACTTAGGATTGCCCCCACGCCCTTAAACACACTCTCGCCGACAAAAAAGATCGCCTGCAGCCCGGACACGACACGATTGAAGACGTCGATCACGGTGCCGGCGTATTCAAACGCGGAGCCGATGCCCGAGATCATCCAGTCGGCGATGCCGGCAAGGAACTGGGCGCCTGCCATGATCCCCTCGCCGATGAACTGGCCGATGTTCGCGCCGCCGATTCCGCCAACGAGATTCAAGAACGTATCGGTGACGCCTTGGATGGCCGGGGCAAGATAGGCCACGACCTGGCCGACGATGCCCTGTACTGCCATCTCCGCCTTAGCAAACGCATCACCCATTGAGTCGACGCTATTGGCCTGCTCGTTTGTGAGGGCCAGCCCAAACTTGGCCGCCTCTTCGGTCGCTGCCGTGATCGCCCCGGCGCCGCCCTCAAACATCGGGAGCAACTCGGCACCGGCCTTGCCGAAGACTTGGATGGCTGCACGGCTCCGTTCGGCAGCAGTTGGCAGGGCGGAGATGGAGTCGGCGATCGCCCGGAACCGTTCGGCTGGCGACAGGCCCTCGAGCTGCTCCACAGAGAGCCCAATCCCAGAGAAGGCCGCCTGGGCCTGCTTAGAGCCCTGCGAGGCCTTGATGAACGCCACGTCGGCCTTAGTAGCAGCCTTGCCGATGGTCTCCATCGACACGCCGACCTGGGCGCCAGCAAAGCCCAGCCCGGCGAGCTCGCCGTATGTCATGCCAAGTCGGGAAGCCAGATCCTTCTGGCCTCCGATCACGTCGGCCTGGGCAACGCCCATTGAGATGAACGACCGGGCCGCAGACATGGCCCCCGACGCGAGCTGGCCGAAGAGCTGGGCGCCCTGGATGGCTACCAGCGTCCGCATTCCAGAACGCAGCCCGGCAACGTCTCCCGATAGCTTTTTGAAGGCCACAGACGCGTCGTTGACGCCAGCCTTCAGGCCGGCGGTGCTGGCCGAGAACACGGCGGATACTTTGCCGATCGTTGCCACTATTCGCCCTTCTGCATTTGCTCGCGGAATGAGGGGATTTTCATGAGCTCACGTTTCAGTTCTTCCTCGGTCTGCGGCCTGTCTCGGTAGCTCGGCAAGAATCGCTCCTCGGCCTCCGGGTCGGGCTTCGCACCCATGCCCGCCGCCGTCGTGAGCGACGTCCTGGCGGCCATCCGCCACTGGTCGCCAAACGGCTCGACCCGCCAATACGCCATCCACCGCCTTAACTGCCGCAGCGTCAGCCGCTTCTTCCATTCCTCCGGGTCTGGTATTCCGAGCTCAAGGGCCAGCCTGTAGACGAACACGTCGTCAGGCCGGCTTCTCAGTTTTTTTCGAGTTCCTCAATTTCCTCGTCGGTGATCGACAACAGCTTCTGGCCGGCCTGCCAGATCTCGTGCATTGCCCGGGCGTTCTTCTTGCCGAGCTTTGCCACGTCAGCATCGCTCACAAACAGCCGTTTGCCGTGCTCGTCGCACAGGAGCAGGCTCGCCAGCTTGGCCCGCCAGCTCGCCCGCTGGCCTTGGTTAGACGCGCAGAAAATTTCCCACTCGTCGCGGATGTCGGCCGTCGGGTCGAGGAGGTAAACCTCGCGGTTCCACGCCTTGACCTGCAGCTTCTGCGGCGCGCGGATGTCGTCGATCGCCAAGATGTCTTCGGCACTTAAACCCATTTGGTCCCTCGTCATTAAAACCCAGAGAACTGGAACACCGCGGCCCATACGATCAATTCACCTTTTGCAAACTCCGCGTCGAGCGTTTCGAGAAACGCCTGACCGCTCAGAGTTGCACCGGAGCCCCACGTGAAAGAGAGAATGCCAGGCCCGCCGATGTCGTTTCTGGCAAGGTCAGGCGATCCCAAGAACCGGGCCGTAATCGTGCCGGGCTCAATGCTTGTGACGTTGTATTGCTTGAGCACGCGGGCGTTCTGGCCGAGACCAGTGACCGGCGAGCGCATGCTCGTCACTTCGTGCTTGTTACCAACACTGAACGACTGGTTGGCATTCTGCAGCACACCGAGCACCTGGCCGCGGAATGACAAGACGGCGCCTTGACTGCTTGGAATGTCTGGCACGGGTCACCTCCCGGCCGATCAGGTGCCGGTCAGCTTGAACGTCGCGTTTCCGACAATGAGCTCGCCCACCGCTGCGGTCAGCTCGAAGTCTTCGCAGACTGCGTTACCGCTGATGCCGAGCGTCGAGCACGTGATCGCGGCAGCCGTGCCGCGGGCCGGGGCGGTCGTGCCCCAGTATTCGCAGGTGATCTGGTCGCCGTCGACAAGCGGGGCGGCCTGCAGGACGCGAGTCGAGCCGGCGGTCGCCGAGAGCGGCGTGACGTCCACGTAGGAAGCCGTTCGCTTTACTTTCACGTTCTTGGCGACAAACGTGACGGAGTTGAACGTGAAAGTCGTTCCCTGCGAATCTGCGACTGGCATGACTTACTCCTCCCAGCGGATCTGGTACGTGTGGTCGACCGTGTACGTTGGCTTGTCCTGGCCGTCGAGGTAGTCCGGTGAGCCGTCGAGCTCCTCGGTGATCAGGCACTCCCGGATTGTCACGCCGTTGGCAGTGCCGTTGAAGTTGTGCAGAGCAACGCGGACCGAGTCAGCCAGGGCCTTTACGCTCGAATAGGTCGACGCGTAGAGCAGCACCGAGAACGTAGCCGACGGGTTGACGTTGACCGGCGTCGGGCCAGCCATGATCGTCTCCCGCTGCGTCGAGGTGCGGCCGTAGATCACATAGGGCAGGGCGGCCCCCTCCGGGGCCTCCATCGGCCACGCCAGGCAGCCGCCGGCGGTCTCAATCGCTGCCTTGAGCCACTGTTCAGGGTATGGCACGACCGGCCTCCTGTGCTGTCTTTTCGAGTGCCGCCGCCAGCTCGTTCGCCAGCGAAGACAAGATCGACTGCTTCATGCCGTCTAGCGTCCGCCTTGCCATCCGCCTGGCCGGCATTACGCCTGTCGACGCGCCATTCCTTCGCCTTCGGAGCCTTGAGCCGTTTTCAACGATGATTGCGTGGCTGCCTGAGCCAGTCACAATGAACTGCCCGCGTCTTCTCGTGAGAGAGCCGCGAGCGTAGCCGCACACAAACGCAATATTGCCGTGCGTGCCTTTGTCGTAGACCTTGATTTTTGTCTTGATGCTGCGGACCAGCGACCCAGTCAGATATGGCGTGTTTGACTGTAGCGCCGGCTCAAATGGCTTTGTGGCCTTGCGGATCGCCGCCCGCATTCGCTTCTTTGCCAAGTCGCGGGGCAGGTTGCCAAAGGCCTTGATCAGGCCCTGCACCTGCCGCTGCATCTGTTGTTCGTTTACATCTAGCCCAATCACGTCGCCTTCTCCTCGCACGTGAGCTCGTGCTCTTGGCGCGTGCCGATCTCGACCACTGCCGAGATGTAGAGATACCGATCGCCTCGGCTCTTCCACCGGACACGCATCTTCCCGGTGACGCCCTCCACGTAGTGGCAGCGGACCACCCACGTGGCGGAGCCGCCGATGCGGCCCTGTCTCTGGGTCTCGGAGTAGCTGATCGACTCGACGGCCGCCCGCCTGGTCGCGTGCGTCGACCAGCTCGAGGTAGCCTCGCCGAACGCGTTCCGCGTCTCGGTCTGCTTCTCGATCACCACAGTCTCGCGCAGGCTGCCGGCGGGAATGGCCATTACCACCTCCCGCTAACAGACTCGCTGGCCAACAACGTCTCGAAGGCCATCGGGATGGCGACCGGCTGGGCACCGGTGGCGATCACGGCCTCGCGGTTCGCGTACAGGTGGCCCACGTACAGCAGGATGGCGGTACGGAGCTGCGGGGCGATCGTGGCCTGGCCGGCCCAGTACGTGACCGTGAGCGTGGTCAGGTCCGACATCTGCGGTGCCGACGAGAAGCGGATCTGGCCGGCGTCGGCGTCGACCGTGTACGTGGACGAGCTCACGGCCGTGCCGTCGACATCAATGGCCACCGGGTAGCTGCCGCCAGTCAGCACGGGCACCACAGGCAGGCCGAGCACCGCAGGGCCAACGCCGTCAGGGCCGCGGGTCCAGCCGGTGCCGTCGGTGGCGTCGAACTTGGCCCGGAGCTGCTGTGGTGCCAGGGCCACGCCCAGCCGCCGCTCGATCAGCCGGCGGGCCGTGGCAATCATCGACACGATCAGCGTATCGTCGTCTTCCTGCTCGGGCAGGAGCGACAAGTGAGCCTTGGCCATTGCCAGCGAGACTGGCTCGACGATCGGCTGCGTGGCGACTGCGAGAGAGCGGAGACGCATGGATCACCTCTCTAGCTTCGCGGTTCGCTTCTCCGGCTCGGGGGCGACTGCACGCTCGACGATCGGGGCCTCGGTGGTCTCCACCGCGTAGCCCTCCTGCTCGAGCACCAGGGCGAAGTCGGGTGCTTTCTCGACGACGTCGCCGGCCTTGTGGCCCCAGCCGTCGCGGATGAATTTCATGTTTGGCACGGCGCGATTCCTTGGAGATAGAGATGCGGCCGGTGGCGGGTGACCACCACCGGCCGCGTCAGTTGTTCACGCTGCGGTTATTAGCTGGCAGCCTTGGCGAGCCGGCCGACGAACTCGGGGGCGTGGTTCGCGACACCAAATCTGGTGTTTGCCACATACAAAACCTGGCGGTTCCGCATCAGGATCTCGCGGCCGGCTTCGATTTCGAGGCCGCTGTCCTTGATGCCGATCACCGAGCTCATCGAGAAGTCGCCGTAGAGGGCCAGCGTCGTCGAGGGCAGGCCCTTGACGAGGTAGACCGGGGCACCGAACACAGTCGGCACCACGCGGCCGCCGCCGACCGTCATGGTCGTCTGCTGGGCCGCCCACAGCTTCATCAGGTCCACCCAGCCAGCACGGCTGGCGACCCACGAGCTGGTGCCCATCACGGTCTCGTCGACCTTGCCGACAACGTCGGCCAGGTTGTTGAGCGTGGTCGCGGCCGATGCCCCGACGGTGATGGTGTTGCCGGAGGCCACCGCACCGGCCAGACCGGTGATGGACGGGCTGGACGAGTTGCCACCGAGCCAGACGGCGTCGAACTTCTGAGCGTAGGACAGAGCGAACCGCTCGGCCACGAGGCCAGCCACGTCGATCGGCGAGTCCTCGAGCAGGCTGCGAGACACGGCCACGCTGGCCCGCATCTCGTAGAGGGTCAGGTCCGCCACGCTGGTCGACAGATCCTGATCGGTCGTCGCCGTGCCTTCCGCCACGAAGCTCGCGGTGGCATCGCCCACCTTGGGGAAGTTGATCTTGGCACCGGCGGGCCGGATGACCGTGGCGAGCTGCAGGCCGACCGACGCGTACTGGAGCCGGTTCACGATGGCGTTGTACAACTCGGTGACAACGTATTCGGCGCCCTTGGCGTCGTAGGTCGAGCTGGTCTCGCCCATCGCCCGAATCTCGCCGGTGTAGAGCTGCCGCAGGTAGCCGCCAACCAGGGAAGCTGCCTTGGCGGAGCTGAAGGCCTTGACGCCCGATCGGATGTCCGCACGGTCGCCGGTCACTTCGCCCTTCTCGACCGCGGCACGGGGCTCGCTGTCGGAGACGTTGCTGAGCTTGGAACGAGCCGCCGAGAGCCGGGCCTCGATCGCGTTCTCGCGCTCGACGACCACGTTGAGCTCGTCCGCACGCGTCAGCGCCCTTTCCAGGGCGGCCGCCGCAGCGCCGTCCTTGTCGTCGGAAGGATCGACGTTCCGCAAGTTCTCGATCTGCGGGATGAGGGCGGAGATTTCGTCCTGGGCCAGGCGGAGCTTGTTCATGGTTGTCCTCGGGAATGTGGGTCGGTGTCGTGAACGACTCGCACACTTTCGCTGGTCTCGGCTGGCCGTCGAAGTTGGCCCGCTCTACGGTAGATTTTTTCTGCACTTGCCGTCGGGGCACGTGCCGCACTTGCAAGCCCACCGGGAGCCGTCAGGCCGCACCGTGTAGCCCTTGCCACCGCACGGGCAGGCGGCCGGGGCGGCTGGCTTCTCGGGCTCGCGGGCGGGCTCGACTGCCAGAGACGCATACGCCACGGTGACACAGCCAGCAGCTCGAGCACGCTCGGCGGCAATGCTCGACGGGTCGTGCGATGCCCACGCCAGCAGGTACAGAATCCAGTGCCACAGAGCGTGCATTTACCACCTCGCATTCGACAGGACGAGATGGCCGTCGGTGCCAACGACCGCGTGGGCGAGCTGCACCTCATCGGCATCGGGGGCCGGCTCGGCAAACAGCAGCGCCGTCAAGCCGAAGCGTGCCGCCACGCCGGCCACCTTCGCAATGAATCGCAGCACGGGCCGATCGGGCCGCGGCGGCTCGGGCCGGACCGGAGAGTCTGGAGCGGTGGCCAGCCACCACGTGGCAGCCACGACAATCACGGCAGCAACAGCCAGTTTCTTTTGCGTGTCAGACATTCGATTCGCTCCAGAGTCGGTGCAGATACAGAACCACGACGGCGCCGATGATCGACCCGACAAACCCCGCCGGGCCGGTGCCGAATGGCAGGCCGCCGGCGACACTGCCAACCACACCCACGGCGATCGTCGGCAGCCAGCCGGCCGGCAGTTTCGACGGCATCAGGGCCTGAGCCACGGTGCCCACGATCGCCCCAAAGATGGCCCACAGGATCAGGTTCATTGTGCGAGCCCCCAGTCGGCGTTTTCGAGTCGCTTGTATTCAAACGTGGTGCCAGAGATGGCCCACGAGTCGCCCTGACGCATGGCGGTCTCTATGTTCTCTCGGCTGGCCCAGAACGAGCCGTCGGGCTGATCGCTCGGCCAGCGCGGCCCATTGACCCACGACGTCTGCCAAGAGTTTTGGATGAGCGCACCATCGCGGCCGCCGCCGTTCTTCTGGTGCCGGATTCCCCAGACGAGCATCGCGTGGCTCCACGACGTGCCGCGTGTCAGGAATCCCATCGCGTCACGCTGCCGCGGCGTCGGGCCGTAGCCCACCTGCGAGCAGACGGCCACCGGATAGCCCGACTCCAGGGCCGACGCCAGCTCCTCCCACGTCTGCACCTGGGCAACGGCGTAGCACCGATTCTGGTGGGCCAGCTTGGCAAGCTCGAGGGGCACGCCCCGCGAGCCCCACTCCCGCGAGAGCGGAATCGAATAGTTCGTAAGATCGGCGGTGTCGTATTTCTTACGGAACAGCACGCCGCCGACGTCTGGCACCTTGCACTTGCCGGAGATCCACCGAGCCGCGCCGAATCCGGTGGCGCCGTCGCCGCCGAACTGTGTTGGCTGGCCCATGCCGAACGTGCGGGCTCCGCCGTAGATCGGCTCGGTGGCCACGGCCGTCGGCGGTGATCCCTTGCCGGCCAGCCAGTCAGTGGCCAGTGCCGTCTGGCATCCCAGCCCAAAGGCAAACGAAACGCACGTCCCGGCGTTGCCCTGATTCCAGCATTGCCACGGCTCGCCGTAGGTCCGCTGGTGGGCCTTGTTCGTGGCACGGTAGAGAAACACGTCGAGGCCCTTGGCCTGGCGGACGGCGTCGGCACCGGCTTCTTGGAACGTGGGTTTGTCGAGCTCGCCGAGAAACGTCCGCACGCCCACCGGGTCGGGGCGGTAGCCGAACGAGTTGTCGACACGGCGTAGCACTCTGTGCGTGTAGTGCTCGACGACGGCGCCAAGAATGGCCGCGCAGATCACAAACGCCAGCGCCGAGAATGTCCAGACCGCCTTGCGGTGCGACATCAATCCGCCTCCTCGCCGATGCGGCGGAGTCGCGGAAGCACTCGCGGCAGTACCGGGCCAGGTCCGTCATGCCGGCACTCGCACGACTCCGGGAGCTCTTTTCGCAATTCGCGAATCTCGGACAGGATCACGTACAGCAGCACCGGGCACGCCACGGCAGACACGCCAAGAGACAGCACGGCGAACAGGTGCATGACGTAGAGCGCGTTGTCCATGACTTCCCAGACGATGTCGGAGATCTTCATCGGACGGCCTCCTCTGCCGCCTGGGCCAGCTCGCGGAGGGCGGCGGACCACTTGGCACGGGCCGCCGGGTCGATCGGCCCGCCGCTGGTGCCGACGGCCTGGTCGAGGAATCGCCCGGCGGCTGCCGAGACGTGCGGCTGATTGCGAGTGAAACTCTCAGGCAGGAACATGCCCTCGCTCGTGGAGATGCGGACGTCCTCGAGCTGGGCCGCGGTGGTGATCCGCGGGGCGGCTGCGGCGCCGTCTTTGTCGAGGGCCTCGGCCACGCCCCGGCACAGGCCAGCAAATGCCGCGGCGTCGTCCGGGGCGGACGGTCCGATGAACTTCCCGCGAAGGTCGAGGCCGGCGGCGGGTGTCGGGCGGTGGGTAGGCCGCGGCCAATACTCCACGCAGGCCGCGAGCACCGCGCCGCCGGCCAAAACGGCGACTGCGATGTATTTCTGGCGATCGGTCATTTCTTCTCGCTCCCGTGCAGCAGGTCGAGCCACAACGTGTCGACGGCCTTGGAGGCCTCCTCGTCCAGCTTCTTGACGGCCGCCAGTTGGTCGCGGACCTCGAGCAGCGAGTCAATGGCCTCCCGGGCGTCTGGTGCCACGGGTGCGGCAGCCGGAGCCATCGGCGGCACGCGGAACAAATCCTCGGTAGATGGCAGCGACGACAGAGACTTTGCGCCGCCCTTCGGCCAGAAGAGGAACGCGAGCGAGGCCAGGACGAGTAGGCCTGTGATCATGTGGAGCTCCTTGAGATTCTGAGCAGGGCCTCGACGGCACCTGCAGCGAGCGAGAGAACGAGCAGGCGGGCGGCTGGCCGCAGCAGCATCCACGCGGGCCAGGTGGCCGCCGGGACGGCTTTGTCGGCCAGCGTGTCAAACAGCACGGCTGCGGCCGTCACGGCCACCTCCCGCTTCTGTGGCCCCGTGAGCGATGCCACAGCGTCAAGGCCCTCCACGGCCATCCACAGCAGTTGCACGAGCAGTCGGCCGAACTCCTGCCACGAGAGCCCGTCTTTGGCTTGCTCGCGGGCGGACGCGAAGAACACGTTCAGCCGGGCCGACACGGTGGCGATTGATTCTTCTGCAATCATCGCTTTCGGCTCCAGATCTCGGTGGCTGGCACGAGCCGCTTGCGTCGGGCGTGGCAGCAGGTGCATTCCAGACGCTGGACCTGGTCGTCGCCGGCACGGCGCGACGTGATCACGCGGCAGCGGCTCCCGCACTTGCGGCACGACCTACTTGATTCGTGGGACATTCGACTTGAGCCTCGCAGAGATCAGCCGGGCAGAAGCTGCCGTCAGTGCGTAGGACCAGCGGCGGCGCTTGTCGGCCGCCTCGTCGGCGACACGCTCGGCGAGCTGCTCGAGCTCGTGGCTGTTCAGGTTCTGCTGCCGCCACGCGTCGAGCGACCGGAGAGCGGCCGACGACTGCGGATAGGCTGGCCGAGTCACGACAGAGACGTCGTATAGAGCCCCCACCTCGCTCACAGTCCGCACGGCCGAACCGTCTGCATCCTGCGTCCACGACTCGCCGCCGGGGGCCACTGAAAACGCGAAGCTGGCCCCGTAGAGATCGCCTCGACGGACGAGCGTGATAATGTCGCGGCCGAGCGTGGTGTCGGGCGGGGTGATCGAATAGGCGAGCCCACGCTCGGTGATCGACAGCTTGAGCGTATCGTTTGTGGTACGGCCGATCGGCTGGCCTTCGTGGTCGAACAGGGCCACGACGTCCATGCCGCCGCGAGGGTCGTTCCGGTGGCGGCCGACGACCTTGTCGAATGCCGTGGGCGCGAAGACCTCGCGGAAGTTCCCCAGGTTTTCGCTCGGGGAATTAAACGGCGGGCTGATGCCCTTGATGGTCGGCGAGGCCGCGGACCGTTCCTCGAGCTCAATGGGCTCGACGCCGGCCGGAACGTAGCGCCGTTCGATTTCTTGATCAGGCATCGGTCGGCTCCGTTTCTGGTTGCGGAATGTCCTCTGGCTCGATCGTGTCGGCCGGGAACTGCGAGCCGGCTGGCACGGCATCCGGCCCGGTGCCGGTGGCCGACGTGCCCAGCGGCGCAAAACCGAGCTGCATGTAGGTCGTGTTTGCCGCCGGGTTCTCCAGCAGGTCCAGGTCTTCCAGGTCTCGCAGCTCGTTGGGCGAGATCGCGCCGCAGTTGAAGAGGAACTGGTACAGGGCAACGCGGGCCTGCGTGTCGCCACGAAGCAGCGCCCGACTGTCGAGCCGACAGTAGTGGCGGCCGTCCATCGGGTTGTCGTACGTCCGCAGGATCGACCGGTCGATCGCACCCTCGAAACGCTTCTGCCACGGCAGCAGGCCGAACACGTGAGCGGTCACGAATTCCTGCTCGACGTTGCTGTACTTGGCCATCGCGTCGTCGCCCAGCAGCGTCGTCGGAATGCCGTAAACGCGGGCGATGTCGGGCAGCATCGACTTCCGCAGTTCCATGAACTGGTTGGCTTCGTTGCTGTTGGAGTCGATGGGCTTGAACTGCGTCTTTTTGGGCAGGATCGCCGTGCTGCCGCGCTTCTTCGGCCCGCCGTAGATCTCCCGCCACTGGTCGCGGAATCGGGCCTGAGCCTCGGCCGGAATGTCTTCCTGCGTTTCGATCACGCCGTCCGGCCGGGCGGAGTTGTCCCAGAACGACGTGGCGGCCAGGTCGAGCTTCCGGGCCAGTGCAACGCTCGTGGCGCAGAGCTCGGCCGGGAGCTGCCCCTCGTAGCTGTTGTCACTCATCCAGCGGTAGTGAACGATTTCGCTCTGTTGGAAATCCCGATACGTGCCACGCGGCAGGAGGTATCGGTAGATGAGGCCCTCGGCCCCTCGCATGCACGTCATGCGGCTCGGGTGCAGGGGCTCAAGAGACGAGCAAAATCCATTGTCGCCGGCGACGATCCGCGAGTAGGCCCGGCCGTACAGGGCAAGGTGGTACGACGTTGTTTCCTTGTATTCAAAGTCAGACTGCCAAGAGTTGGGCCGCCACGTCAGCACGTCGTAACAGGGCAGGTCATGGCAGTGCGTCTTCGGGAAGCCAGGCCGGCGGCGGATGATCTCGGTGGGCATACACGCCAGCGAGCTGGCGATGAACCGCACGCACGCCAGAATGCACGTCACGCGGACGGCCACCTCGGCCGACATCGTGTCGGTCTGGAGAATGGCACCGATCGGCAGGTGATCGGCGAGGGCACGCAGATCGTACTTGGCAGGATTCTTGCCAGCCCGTGGCGCCCGCGGCTTGGCCGTCGTCTTTTTCACAGCTCGATTATTTGCCATGAGTCCGCACTAGCCTCCGGCTCCGCCGTCATCGAGACCGCCAGACCGCAAACGGCCGCGACAATCCCGTCCGTTTTCTCTTGGCTTCGCCCTTTGTCGGGCTTCATGTTGCCCTGGTGATCCACGTACAGACAGACGTTCGAGGCCATCCATGCCATGACCGGAGACGGGCACCGGAACTTCCGCTCGTGGATCATCACCTCGAGCAGTTTGCTAGGCGCCGTCATGCGGCCAACCGACTGTCCGATAGCGTGCACTTCCAGCCCTGATCGTTGAAGTTGCGTGGCAACGCTGCCCAGGTTCCACGGGTCAGCACCAACGCCTCGGCACTGGTGCTTCTGCGAGTATGCGATGAGATCCGCGGCGACCTGGTCGTGATCGAGACGCACGCCCGGCGTGGTCTTAATCCAGCCGTCCGCGATCCATTGGCGAAGCGGCACGCGGGCTTCCTTCTCGCGGTCTGTGACGTTCTCCTCTGGCATCCAGAACATTGCCTCTGCGTCGTATCCGCCCTGGCCGTCAGGGAAGAGCGCCACGGCCGCCGTCAGGTCAAGGTGGTCGGCAAGGTCAAGGCCGATGAAGCACGACCGGCCCTCCAGCGGCAGCGGTGGCGGCGCGACGCATGGGGCGTATGCCTCGGGCGTAAACCAGCGATTGTCTGGCGTGGTCCAGACATTGAGCGAGTAGCGAAGCCAGCGCGACCGTTTGACAGGGTTGGTTAGGCTGTCCTCCCAGTCCGCGCGAAACTCTTCCTCCGGGAACGTGATCCCCATCGACGGATTGGCCTTGCGCCAGACCTCTGGATCGTCGAAGTCGTCGTCGGGCTTCGCCGCGTAGATCAGGCCGAAGAACGTGGGGTTGGCTGCCGGGTTGTTCATCACGAGCTCGGCGTCCTGCCACCACTGGTAGCCAGGGCCTTTCCGGTCGTCGCCGGCAGTCGAGATGGCGAGGACCAGGCCGTTGGGGGTGGCCCTGGTGGCGTAGGTCAGAGCGGAGACGAGCTCGTCGGTGCGGTGGGCGTGGATCTCGTCGATGATCACGCTGCCGTTGAGCCCCTCGTTCCGCCACGAGTCGGCGCTCAGGCAGCGGAGGATGTTGCCGTGCTTCTTGTTGCGGATGATCGA